TACGGTAACGGTGGTGTGGGCCACCAGATTCTTCTTGTTGTTGCCGTAAGCGTGGATGAAGTAGACGCCGGTGCCGGTGCTTTCCGCCACGATGGTATAAATACCCGGCTTGATAAAGCCATTCTTCCCATAGTTGGTGCCGGGGCCTTTCCTGATATACAGATCGGAAATTGTCACCCGCACCAAATACGGCTCCACCGTGGCCCCTGTGCCGCCCGTGGTGGCGTTTCCAGTGCTGGGGGAAGTAGTTGCATTACCGCCCCCGGAAACCCCGCCAGAAAGCCGCCTGTTGACCTCTGCGGCAATCTCGTCATGAAGGTTATAAAGATAATCACCGGGGCAAGACTTGTTCGCAAACCACCGGTGAACCGTCATAACCATTTCATTTGCCTTGGGGGTATAGGTAAGGGTCTTGTTCTTATCCCCAAACCACAGGATTTTTGTTTTCCCATTGCGCTTGCAAATATCGGTGACAAGATCAAGAAGGGCGTTGTATGCCTTATCCGTCACCTTGTAGGGGGCCACGGTTTCACTTGCCGTTTCGATGGTCACGGCCCTATGGTCATTGGCGCTGTTGGAACTGCACCAAGAACGATCCTTTTCTTCCACACACAGGCCAATGGAACCATCATAGCCCACAACATAGTTGCAAGACGCTTGCTTGCTGGTAGGCTGGAACACTTCACAACCCCGCTTTGCCGTAACCTGACCAACGAAACAGTGAATGGTGATCCGGTCAATGGCATGGTTCCGGGGGCTGTTCTTGTTCGGGGAAATTTGGGTGACGGTGACAAGGTTACTGTTGCTCATTTTCGGTTTCCTCCTTCACGGGTTCAAGGGCGGGGATTTCCTCATAGTTCACAATCTTGGTCATGTCACACAAGGAATCAATCAGGTCACCAAGGGCTTCAGTGTCCACGGGATAATTGATATACTCGGCGGAAGTCTGAACCATAGCCATTACCCATTCCTTGCGGGTTGCGCCATCTTCAAACTTCTGTTCCGCTTCCTCCATCAGCTTGATCACCAAGCCCAACAAAGCGGCCCAATTCTTTTCCTGCGTGGCTTTCTGGACATACTGCACCAGCTTATAGGCCAAGGGAATACAGGTGGACAGACCAGCAAGAATGGCAACGATCAGGGAAACAATCTGTTCAGCGTTCATGTTTTTCTTCCTTTCTGATTTTGTATTTTTGGCCGGGGGTCACAGTTCCTTGGTATCGTTGTAAATTTCCGGGCCATACTGTTTCCGCAACTTGATCCGGTTTTCAGCCTTGGCCTTGGAATAGTAAAAACCGGTTGCTGTTGCCAATTCAGCGAATATGGCCGGGATCAGATACGCAAGGGGTGAAGTGTCCCCCGTTTTCCAAACGATAGCAAGAGTGAAGGCCGTCACAACCAGCGTGACGGCCCCCACACAACCCAAAATGATTTTGGAAAATTCCTTTTTCGGTTTCTTCTTTACACGGCTCATTCATCCGGGGCTTCCGTGGGCAACTCCAAGAATTTCTTGTGAAGATCGTCCATTACCCCATTCACCCCCAACGAATGATATTGCTTCCAGCAATTTTCAAAACTTTCCCTCGCATAGATTGGGGCGAAGCCCTTTTCAGTGTACTTATTGAAATCACTGATCATTTGACTTCTCAAAAGCGCCTGAATTCCAGCTTTCAGGGCTTTGGAATCCTCCATGTTGCGCTTGATCAGCCCGTGAAGGTATTTGAATACTCCCGCAATCAGGGCCGGAACCCCGATCAGGCACAACCATTGATAAACCGTCATTAAACCACCCCTTCCCGCTTTCAGGCGCTGATCAGGCGGAAGATATATTGCAAATCTTCCACTTGGGCGTTGTAGAAGTCATAGTTCCAAATCCAGTGTTCTTCATGCTCCGGCTTTTTGAACCTTTGACAGAAGGGATCTTCCCAAATCCGGTTCCATCGTTCTTGGTGGGCGGGATCAGGCTTATTGGGGTTCTTCTCCAACCGCAACAGGATAGCGGAAACCAGTTCCCCACGCTCTTTGCCCCGGCCATCATCATTGTGGCTGAAGTAGTCATAGGCAATTTGGCTGGTGTCCGCACACATCAGCTTGTTTTTCCACACAAGAAAACCGCCCTGAGTAGTCAAGGCGGTTCCATAAGGAATATTGACATTTTCACCGCAACCGGCTTTGAACCTTGCCCTTTTCCGGGCAATATAGGTTTTATGCTTCATCGGTTACTTCCTCCCAACCATACACACCGGGTTCCCATACATTGTTTGCCACGGTGGAAGTCCAGTGCTTTTCATTGTGGCTGACTTTGGCTCCCAAGGGGTAGGCATCATGCGCCCCAATGGGCTGAATCCATTCCGGCCATTCCTCGGTAGGATCAGCGGTCAGGCTCCACAGGCTGGGAGAATCCGGGGGTGTCCAATCCTCTTGGGAAGTGTGATCCTGCACACACTTGTAAAGGACTTCACCAAAGCGCCGGATTTGGCCGGTTTTGTAGTTGATGGGATATGCCCATTCAGCAAACAGTTCAGCGTGTTCCGCCGCTGTTACAGGGTCAATGGTTCCGGCTTCCGCCATCGTCACAAACATGATCCCGCCTGTGGTGCTGGTGCTGGTGATTTCTTTTCCCGCATCGGTCACTTCCAAGCTGACGGTTTCCAACCCTTCCATTTCATTCCGGCCAAGCAAATGGTACGGTGTCCCTTCAAAAACAATGCCCGAAGCATCACGCTCCGGGCAAAGGACATAGCAACCATTTTCGGCCTGCTTAATGTAGTTCAAATTTTCCGTCAAGCCAATGTTGGCCCCGTCTTTGATAATTCTAAACATTTCGCACCTCCGAAAAAGATAGCATGATAAATCCGCCGCAACCGCAATAACCTTCCGTGGTCATTGAAGTTCCGGTAGTAGGCGCTTTGGCATTCCATATACTGTTCAATATCGGTGAATTCCCGTTTTCCTTCTATGAACTCCCGGTGAAACAGCTTCAGTTTTCTTCTTGCCCGTTTCACACCATCCCGGCTTCCATTCACCTTGATTTTCCCGGTTTCTGTCAATGTGAATCTTGCCTTGCAGAACCGGAAAGGCTTTGTCAGGGGGATGATCTTACATTTCCGCTTGTTCACTCGAATTCCAAGGGCTTCAAACCGCCGAACAATTTCATGCCCAAGTTTCTTCAGGGCTTCCACATCGGGCAAAATCACATAGTAATCATCCATGTAATGCCCGAAACAGTGAACCCCTGCTTGACATTTGATCCAGTTATCCACGGCGCTGGTATCTCGCTTCATGCCGTTCTTGGCTTGTCATACAAAAAAGTATTCGCCCTCCGTACAAATATCTTGTTGGGTGCCGTCTAACTTGCTTTGCCCTTGCACATGAAATGGGTTAAGGCACAATCACCCACCATGCAAGAAGCGTCCGTGTAAGGGCATCAAAGGGCAGTTTTAGGGATTGGCTACCCAAGGAAGTACCTTTCCTTTTGCGAAGGTCGTCTTTCACCTGAAATCCAAAAGCCGGGTTTCTGTTACTCCATTTGACCTCGCAATCGCAAAATCCGGGCCGCACGCCACCAGAATTGTTGGCGTTATTGTTGTTGTAGTTGCCGTCCGTATTGACAATGAGGAAGTTATTGTTGTTGTTGTAATTAGGGGAGCGCAACCACCACCACACCGCCGAAGGACGAATTAACAAAGGTACACCTAATTTTTTTTTTGAAGTTAAGTTTTCAATTTTCCGCTTACATTCTTGATAGCCCCTTTCAGAAGTTCATTTTCTTTGTCGATTAACTCACCAAGGCTTTGTGCCATCTTATCTAATTTTTCTGTTGCGTCCTTTCCTTTCACCGGGTTCCCTTTAGAATTGGTGAAAGCCCCTTCAGGATTTTGGTTCAAAATCAGATACACATGGGTCAACCGAACATCAAGCGCCATCAGGGAAGCCCTTGCTTCAAGAAGGTGGGCTTTCCGAAGTTCTATGCGCTGTGGATCAGAAGGAAAAATGCTGTTACCTTTCTCCGCATGGTCGATCACTTCACCGGCCAGCTTTGCAATGGGTTCCGCAACAAGCCGGGAGTACCGGGCAGAAAGGCGGGTCAGAAAATTGATGGTTTCGACATAGATTTGATTGGCGGTGTTGATGAACTCCGCCTTGCTGGTTGTTCGTTTCTGCTTCAGTACCGACATGGTTACACCTCTTTAGGTGCATCGTTCACTTGAATTGGCCCTTGCTCCCGTTCAACATCTTCCAAGTGCTTCAAAAGCACATATTCAATGTAATTTGTAATAGAACGATGGTCACGGGTTGCAAGTGTCCCGATCTTATCAAAGACTTCATCCGAAAGCCGTAAGGTAAAAACTCGCTTACTGGTTGCCATCTTAAAACCTCCAATGATCTCTAAAGATTATTGTATGGTTTTGGTTGGCCTTTGTATGCAGTCTAAAGACAGGCAAGTGATAGCATTTTGAAGGTCATTTTTCAAAAATCGCGTCGGGCGCTTACGCGCCCGAATTGTTTTATTCCCTTCACCCCGGCTGTTCCGCCCCCTTGCGGGGGCGGGATGGGGCCGGGATAATCCTGCGGGGGATTAGACAGCAAAGCCGGGCCGCACGCCACCAGAATAGTAGGCGAAATTGTAGTTGTAGTAGCCGTCCGTAGTGACAACGAGGAAGGTATAGCTGCTGGCGTAATAAGGGGAGCGCAACCACCACCACACCGCCGAAGCGGTGCTTGTGTGACGATAGGCAATACGGGAATTACCAGCCTGATAATAGGCATATTGAACTTGGTAATTCTGTTCATAGCTGTTGGCCCAATTTCTTGTGCCGAACACTTCAAATTCCGCCAGCAAGAACAGATAATCTTGGGTGGAAGTTACATTGCTTTGATTATTGGAACCACCACCGGTATTGTCGGTGTACTTGGTTACGGCCTTCATCACGGCCCGCAAAGCGGAAGGCAAAGCCGCCATCAGACTGTTTGCCGTGGGGCTGGAAGGGGTGCCGCCGTTGCCCAAGACAGTATTCCGCATATAAGAACTTGCCCAACCGCCTTGGTTTGTGTTGCTGGTATTCATGCGGAAACCTTGGCTGGAACCATAGTTGCCATAATCACTATCACACAAAGCAACCGGGGTGGCTCCGATCTTGCCAATTTGGAAGTGAATGCGGTTACTGCCTTCACGGGAAGCATTGTGGTTGAACCCCAAGATGAAAACATTCACCGTCAGATTGGTGATCCCAAAGCCAACCACATTGCCGTTGATCACAATGGACTTGGTATCACCCACGGCCCAATAATCATCCGCTGTCCCTGCGGCGCTTGCCTCGCTGATCGTGTCCCAATCATTGTCATTCAAGGTTGTGGTGGGAAGGGTCACAGACACGGAACAAGTCTTATTGGCCGGGGCCGTGTAGTTGGTGCCTTCTGCCACGCTCACAGTGATTGTGGCGTTGCCCTTGCCTACGGCGTTCACCGTTACCGTGGTGCCGTTCACATTGACCGTAGCAACCCCGGTGTTGTTAGATTGGGCAGTAATAGCACCATCCCCAGCCCGTGTCACCGTGAAGGTATCAGCCATTTTGGAAGCGCCCAATGCCAAACTGCTTTTGCTCAAAGAAAGGCTTCCAGCGGCCTTTCCAATCGTCCAAGCAACCGTTTTGGCTCCGGTGGTGCCATCACTCCACCGGTAGTTTTCCGTGGGCGTAAAAGTGGCGTTGTAGCTTCCCGCATTGGTTCCGCTGGTGGTGCCGCCAATGGTCAGCTTGGAAGTATCATAGCCATTCCAAGAAGGGCTTTGGGGTGAACCGGTATAAGTAAGGCTCCCGCTTTGGGTGGGGGCCGCAACCGTGGCTTTGTTGATCGTCCATTGAACCTGTTTGGCCGTGGTGGTGCCGTCCGTCCACTTGTAGGGGTCTTTCGGCGTGAAGGTTGCCGTATAGGTTCCCGCATCGGTGCCGGAAGTCACACCCCCAAGGGTCAGGGTGTCGGGGTTGTAGCTGTTCCAAGAAGGGCTTTGGGATTGCCCGTTATAGGTCAAGGTGCCATTTTGGGTGGGAACAACATCAATGGTATAGACGAACCTGGACACGGCTTCCAAGGCCGCATCTGCCGCATCTTGGGCATTTTGGGACGCTTCCAAAGCCGCCGCCACATCTTCCCGAATATCGGCGTGGGCGCTGTTACTGGTGTTGTGTTCGTCAATGGCATCTTCAATATCTTGGGTGGGGTCAAAGGTGGAATCGGGAAGCTGTTCAGGCTTTACCTTGCCATCCTCCCCAAGATCGGCCTTCCCGGACAAAGCATCATCATGGGCTTTCAGGGCCGCATCAATCTTGTCCATGTTGCGGTTCTGATCATCCACATTGTAGAAATCTTCTTGGGCCGGTTTGACCAAATCATAATTGGTGGTGTATTCAGCCATCTTTCATTTCCTTTCTGATAGATTTATTGGAAATCCCTGCAAGTTAGCCGTGGGTCAAAGGCAGAAGATCACCATACGGGGTGGGAACATGGGCCTGAAGTTCTTCCGTTCTTACTTCATAATGGGTGTACCAAGCAAGCTGGGCATGGGTGAAGCCCTTCAGGGTTTCATGGATGTTGAACAACTGTTGAACTTCCAAAACCAGATTGACCGGGGCAACCCGTTCAAGAAGGTTTTGAACATCTTCAAAGTTCTTCTTTGCGGCCACGCCAACCTTCACAAGAAGGGTGTAATCTGTGACTTCCGCCGAAGAATTACCGGGGCCACAAAGGTTTTCCAAGATCACCCGAAGCTGGGGCAAGGTGTACGGAAGTTCTTCATTCAACCGGGCCAATACACAGAACCGCCGATCATCCAAGGTATCTGTTCCCTTGGGGGTGATACCCAAGATTTTTTCCCACCGGGACAACCCAAGGTTGCCAGCGGTCTTGATGAACTGGTTTGCAAGAAGATCATCCGCCGCCGCCCAAGCGGTTTCAAACTCCGGTTGTTCGGCTCCGGTGATCCCCTGAAATTCCGCATAGTCCCGGACAACATAGGGAAGGTAATTGATTAGTTTACGATCCATTCAATCACCTTCCCTTATAGGCTTTGGGTGCCGGTTGCTGGGGTAATCTCACCAAGAACCGGGATATAATCAAGGTTCAAGGTGTAGTTGGCCGCAAGGCCATTGATTTTGGTATCAGCAATATCCAAAATTCCGCTTACACCCAACAGGCGGCTTTCAATTTGGCTGACACGAACCACAAGGGCCTGTTCCTGATCCGCCCATGTTTCGGACAGTTCTTCAAAATAGGCTTCAATGGTCTGTTCAACATAGGATTGAACATCTTCCCACCCCCACCCCTGTTGATAGGTCAGGGTGAAGGACAGGTTCACAGTTTCACTTTTCACGCCTTCCACCTTCACCACATGGCCGATGGGGGCGGTTCCCAAGCCTTCCCCGGCGTTCTGAAGGGGGTCAACGGCGGTCTGTACCTGTTCCACAAGGGTTGGGGAAGGTACGCTGAAGGTGCTGTCAATGATAATCAGCTTCACAGTTCCGCCCACCGTCAGCTTGTTATTGATCCCGGCTTCATAAACCTTGGTCAACCAAGCCTTGATTTCTTCAGACGCTTGAACAGTTTTCAACCATTCTGAAACCCCTTCCGGGGGAACCAGTTCAGCGGGGCGAATATCGCCGTTCCAAGCCCGGTAAACCTTCACACCGCCAACACCGGGGATTGCATTTACTTTTTCGATATAGTCAATCCGGTTGCCGCCGAAGGCTTGGGCGTTCAAGCTGTCAAAATACCGTTGTCTGAAAACCTCGGTATCTTCTTCATCCTCACCGGGGATCAAGAGGGCCGTAACCGTACAGGTTTCAAGCCCTTCAATGTATTCAATGGGAATTACCGTAGCCCCGTAGTCATTGCCAGCTTCACCCGGCGTTTCACAGGTGATTTCATACACCCCTTCACCCCGTTCAGCGGAAACATAGTAGTTCAGTTCCCCAATGGAAAAGCGGGTGTTCAAGGCCAAATGCAAAGTGGCCGGGGTAATGGTCAACTGCAACACGGCGGCGCTTGCGGGTTGGGGAGAAAGGCCCCGTTCCGCCGCTCTTTGGATCAGGTAAGGGCGGCTTGCTGTGTCCGCAAAGGTTTCATTCAAAACCGTGTCAAGCTGGATATACAGATTTTGCAGTTCCACGGCGGCGGGGGCATTCCCAAGCCAAACCAGCGAACCTTCACGGGTGTCCAAATTGCTGTTGATGGACAAGGCCCGTTCCAACATCCGGTTCAGCAAAAGCGCATAGGTAATATTTTCATACATCAGATTTCCACCTCCATTTCCGTGAAAATGGGGCCAAAAATGCTGACCACTCGAAAAGTGGTCAGCACCTTTTTCTTGTTCACTTCAAATTGGAAATTGTCAACGGCGGTGATCCGATCATCCTGAAGCAAGGCTTCCTTGATACCCCGTTCAATTTCAGGAATGCAGTAATCAACCGGTTTGCCGATCAGCCGCTTTTTCTCAAAGCCATAGTTCCAAGAATAAATCAACCATTCATACCGTTCCACATTCAGGATCAGGAAAACCGCCTGTTCAACGGCTCTCACTTGGTCAATGGTGCCGGTAATGGTTTTGGTGTCGTGGTTCATTTTGAATGTGCGGCTGGGAAGCACCGAAAAAGTGAAGTCTTGCCGCAAATCGTCTTGAACTTGTGGAATCATAGCCATTCCCCCTGCAAGGCCGGGTTCGGTTTAATCCGATCCAGCACCACAAATTTTTTGCCCTTTTGAATCCGGGCCAGAACCACCCAATCCCCAACCACAAGGGCATTGTGAACCTTGAACTTCTTCCGCCCCTGAATGGGGTGGTTGTGGTCAATATCTTCAGCGGTGCCGCCCCCGGTGTAGGTGTCTGTTACCGAGTGGCCGTGGGTAATCACAACAGTTTGGTGGGAAACCGTCATATCCACTTCATAATCGGTCACATTGCGGGTCAGCACCAACATTTTTTCGGTGTAAATTGCTTTCTGATCCACTTGGATTTTCAGCGGGGAAGCAGAAATCACCGTTCCAAAAAGAAGGTTGACCGGCTTCCCGGCTTCCACCGCTTCCACAGCGGCCTTTTTTACCAACTCCACCGCATTTGTCGGTTTAGGCAATGAATTCACCCCCGATCAAGGTCAAATCCATGAAATGTTCATCCCCCTTGAAATTGTGGGTGACTTTTTCAACCATCAAATAGTTGTTGGTGATAATATCGCCCAAATCCAAGGAAACCACCACAGCGGAACCGGCCCGAACCCGAACATCACCAAAGGCATTTTTCACCGTCAGCTTCCGGGTTTTCTGATCGTACAGTTTCAAAAGGGCATCGGCTTTGGCGGCGGCTCCTGTTGCGGTCTGAAGTTCTTCATAATACTGAAGAACTCCCCAAGTGTTCATTTTTTCGCCGTCTTGGGCCACATACAATTCCCGCTTGCCGGTTTGCTCATTGTTATAGGCCAACTTGATTTTGTTATAGGTCTGATCATCAATGCTGGAAGAATAATCAAAAGTTTCACCGGTTTCCGAATCAATCAGAAGGTTCAACTTCATGGAATTGACATTCTTCAAGGTCAGCGCCCCGCCATCATCGTACAGGCAGTAAAGTTGACCGGTATTCAGAAGGGTTTCATCAAGGGCGTTTTGGATCATGTCAAACAGGGTGCTATTTTCTTCTACAATGGTTTCAATGGTGTACCCTGTATCTTCCACGCTTCCAAGGTTCAGGCGAAAATCTGTTGCAATCCGCTTCAGAAGATCAGAAGCCTTCAGCCCTTCTTCTGTATAGGTGTCCTTGTTCTTTAGATACCGCAACTGATCATAGGCCACAACATCAATGGTGGGGCTGTTCGCTTTCCGGCTCTTGGTAAACACAAAGCCATAGAACATGGTGGTTCCATCCACGGTGAACTTCACCGGGTTCCCTTCTTGGAAGTTCAAAACACCGTCTTTAATCACCGTGAATTCCAGCTTGCCGGGGGTGCCTTTCCGCTCCAATGTCAGTGAAACCCCTTCTTCAACTACCGGATAATAAATGGTTGAACCATTCTGAATTAGAAGTTCAGCGGACACGGAATCACCCCTTTCAGGAAGGCAAAGTAAGAACCTGATTGGGATAAATCAGGTTCGGGTTTGTAATCTTGTCTTTGTTCAGTTCATAGATTTCATTGTAACGGGAACCATCCCCCAAATACTTCTTGGCGATATTCCAAAGGCAATCCCCGCTTTTCACCGTGTAGGTGGCTTGCTGGGGCGCTTGGCTGGTTTCCCGCTGGGGTTGCTCCACCGTAGCGGTTGGGGTTTCTGCGGGCGTGGGGGCCGGTTGGATAGTCACGGTTTTGGTGCCATAGTGCCTGTATTGCTTCAGGCTGACAGTAACCGTAATATCAAAGCCTTCTTCCGCATCATCGGTGATTTGGTAATCCTCCATGCCCACCATCAAATTGGTATAGAACAACCGCCTTCCGGTGGGCATTGACCGGTTCAGGATGAATTGAAACGGTTGCTTGGAAGTTTTCAGCCGCTCGAACAAGGACAAGTAATAATCGGCGGATTGCGCCCCGCCATTGGTGAAGGGATAGGAAACTTGGGGAAGAAGCAAATCAAAACTTACATCGGTCAACCCCGGTTCCTTCAGAATATTGATTTCCTCGCCGTTGATCAGCGTCAGGGTTTCATTCTGGTTATTGATCTTCACCTTGACTTTGGAAGGGGTGATGGGCATAAGCACACCACCCAAATACATTGTGTATGCCATTACTCATGCACCCCTTCTTCAGACACATCCAGCTTGGTTGCAAAATCGTTGGCCCAAGCATCCATGATCCCATCCAAATCAGTGTCTTGACTGATATAGTTGGTGTTCTGTTGTTCAACCTTGATTTCAGCGGTAGTGAACCGGTTGATTGCTTCCCGCTCGGCAATATCCCGCATATAGGCCAAATCTTCTTCAGCAATATCAAGGGCTTCACTCATAGCGGCGGTGTTTCCTGCCGTGTCGCCGGTGTTCCCATAGATACCATCAAGGGTGTTACCAAGATTGAAGGCATCCAGCCCATCAGCGGCCCCCAAGCTGTCCATTGCGGAAAAGTCGAACAAGCCACCCACGGTATCTTCCACACCTTGGCCGAACTCATAGCCCATATCAAAGGCGGCTCCATACTCGAAGCGATCTAACTTCAGATCATCGGCGTTCAGCTTTTCCATGACTTCTTCACCCTTGCCGAAGGTGGAATCCACCCAACCGCCCAAGCTGTCACGCCAGCCTTGGACAGAACCGGCCAGGTTGGAACCGAAGATTGCATCAATGGCCGAAGCCAAAGCCTGAAGGACGGAAAGAACCGTGTCCGCCAAGTCGAAAAATAGACGGGCCACAGCCCCAACCGGATCATTGAATACATTTCCGATGAAGTTTGCAACCGTAGCCACAAGGTTGTAGATCATCACGAACACATCTACAACCAAGTTCCACAGGGCCACAAAGATATTCCCGATGAAGGCCAGCGCCGCCATAAATGCGCCACAAATCAGGCCGGTTGCGGAAACGCTTGTACCTGCAAAATGATTGACCGCCGCCACAGCCGCATAGAACAGGGCTACAAGGGCGATAATCAGAATGATAATCCATGTAAGGGGGCAAGCCATCAAAGCCGCATTCAGGCCGTATTGGGCCGCTGTTTGGGCAAAGGTGGCGGTGGTCTGTGCTCCGGTTGCAACGGTAGTCATAGCCAGTCTTGCGGCCTTTACGGTTTCCAGCGCATTCACAATGCCGGTCACTGTTTTATAGGCAAGCATGGCTCCATTCAAAACAAGAAAAGCCGTTGCAACACCGCCAACAATAGGGGCAAGCCATGACCAATTATCCACCACCAAAGCGGCACCGCCAATCAGAAGGTCAAGCACCACCGTTGCAACAGAAGCGATCCCGGCAAGGCCGTTGATAACTCCATTCGTTACTTGGGTGAACTTTTCGCTATTAGCAACTTGATTTACCTTGTTCAGAATAGGATTGAAGATAGACAGGGCCTTGTTCTTCATCCCGATCCAAATTTGCCCCCAAGTTTTGGGCATATTTGAAAACTTGGTTTCAATATCATCCGCCGCCGCAAACATGGCATTTTTCACTACATCGGCGGTCAGTTGACCTTCTGCGGCCATAGCCCGGATTTCACCAATGGAAACATCCAAGTAATCTGCTATACTCTGAATAATTCCGGGGGCCTGTTCAAATACGCTGTTTAGTTCTTCACCACGAAGCACACCGGAAGCCATTGCTTGGGTAAGCTGGATCATGGCGGCTTGCTGTTCCTGAACACTCGCACCGCCAATAATAAACTGTTTGTTAATCAGTTCTTGGAAGGCAATCACTTCATCCATACTTCCAAACGCATCACGGGCATTTAGGCCCAATTTTGCAATGGAAGAAGCGGCATCCATATAGGAAGTTCTGGATCGTTGCGCCGAAGCCATTACCTTTTTTTCAAGGTCAGTAAGGGAACCGCCATCATCAAAGTTGATCATGGCGTTATTCAACCGGGCATTTGTGCTGGTAAGCTGGTCAGAAACCCCAAGAATTTTCTTTACAGCCGCCAACCCACCCACGGTGGCCGCAATGCCTTTTAGCTTGCTCCAAAGGCCATCAGCGGCGGTGGTGCCGTCCCTGATCCGCCTGTTGAAGCGGTCTTGCTGGTTGCCAGCATTCCGAATATTTTCTTCAATGGAATCGAAGGCGGCCCCGGCTCTTGCCAGTTCTTCACGGGCTTCCCGAATGGCTGAAGTGTCCACAGAATTACCAGAAGCCCGTTGCATGGCTTCAAAGCTGTTCAGCACAATGTTCATAGCCTTGTGCATGGACTTCAGCGGGGCAGTAACACCGTCATATAGGGCGATTGCCGTTCTAATGGTTGCCAATAGGGGTTCACCTTCTTTCCATAGCAGAGGGCCGGGGCCAACAGTTACTTTCTGCGGCCCCGGCGCTGTTTCCGTTCAATTTCTTTCTGTTTCTTCTTTTCCCGCTCCACCCGAATATCAATGGCCGCAATAATGAAGGCCCGTTCTTTCCGGGGCAAGTCCAGAAAAGCAGATGGTGTCAAATGCAGTTCGTGAAGGCAATAGTAAGCGATATTTGCTTCACCATCACCTTCTTCAATTAGTTTTTTGCCTCGTCCACCTCATCCTGAAGGGTGGTTTCAAACCCGCAAACCTCCTGAACTTTGGTCAGGTAATCGGCATACTCGCCGGGGGTCAGCATGGTTTTCAGAAGGGCTTCAGCGCCCATCACCTTATAGCTGTCCTGAAGTTCCTTGTCATTCAGGTTGGGGAACACCGTACAGGCCACAGCCAGCTTGCCAAGGTACAGATCATAGTCGGTTTCCTTCTGATACTGGTTTTTCTTGCCGGGAACGGGAAACCGCTTGGCACAGGACTTCCGAAGGGCTTCATCCTCGGTGCCGGTAATGGCCTTGATCTCCCATTCCATAGGCTTCCGCTTGCCCTTATCGTCCAATTCATCAGACAAAAACCGCTTGGAAGCAACAAACTTCACATTCTCAACGGACAGGGCATTTTCAGCCAGAAAAGCAGACAAACTCATTGTTAAAATCCTCCTATTTTGAAATTGAAAAAAGAAAAACCCGCCCACATTATCAAAATGGGGCGGGTTTTGGCAATGTTACTCCATTCCCGCAAGCAGGGTAAAGGCTTCCGGCATCTCGAAATCCTCAAAAGTGAAGTCCATATCTTCATCCAAGTATTCCGCATCAGCGTCAAACTTGGTAAGAATGCCGCCATCAATGTTGCAATCCTTCAGGATCACGGTTTGACGGCCCACAGAAGAAGTGGGATCTTCATTGGTCACTTGAATGTCAAAATAGACATCCTCGCCGGTGTCCTTGTACTGCTTCATCATTTGGCGGAAAATGCTGGTGTTATAGTGGAAGGTTGCGGAACCCGTACCACTCCAACCGGTGGATTTGTTACCCTTGCCGGTCTTGCCCAAAATGGGGATTTCCGTCTTATTCTTCTCAAAGTTGGCTTCAAGGTTGATAGCCTGCATGAAATTGTAACGGTTATCCCCAATGGTTACAAAGCATTCGGCCAAAGAAGCGGAAATAGCGTCTTTGGCGTGCATTACAGTTGCCATTGTCTACACCCCTTTCTTACTGAACATAGACGGTCATGTAAAGCTGGGCCATAGCGTTGACCGGGGTAACATAGTCCGTCACCACAACGGCCTTCTTGGTGTCGCCTTGGGCAACCGTCACATTGTCCGGGTTGAAGTTCTCAATGGCCCGGATATTCTGAAGTTCCTGATGGTGCTTCACAATATCGTTCCACAGGCTGATCCGCCCGGAAGCATCGTTGGGAACCTTGCCAATGTACTTGGTGCCGAACAACACCGCAATATCATTGGCAATCTGATCCAAAACCCGGATGGTTTGGTTGCTGGAAAAATCAGCGGATTTTTCATCCGTCACGGAAACGAAGGTGTTAATATCCTCCAACACTCTGACTTCATCATCAACCAAGTGGAACATGAAGGAACCTTCCAAAATCCCGTTTTCCAGTTCGGTTTGGGTGTAGTCGGTATCAACTTCATATTCGCCATCATAGGTCATGTTGGTGGCAGACTTGTTCACAGCGGTTCCAGCAACCACACCGGTTGCCCAAGGAATCAGGGCGGCGCTTTCGGTATTACCAACAATACCGTTCTTCACGCTCACCACGCCTTCAAAGTCCGCCAGATTGCGGAAAGTAACCACCTGAAACTTCTTGCCCACTTCATCCCGAAGGCGCTTGCAGTAGGACACAAACAGATCAGCCAAAGTGGATTTAGTGGCCGGGCAACCCATAGCGTTGAAGGTATAGGCTTCCATTTTGTCCAAATAGGTCTGATAGGTCGCATCCTCCACAGTCCCGTTGGCCCCATTGGTCAAGGGGGTGGTGGCGGTCAGGGCAAGGGTGGCGGTGCTGATGAAGTCCACATAATCATTGTTCTTCAGGTCAGCCGCTGTGGAAATGGCCTTCTGCTGATCCACTTGGACGGTGCCAAGGAAGGTGGAAACATCGTACAGTTTCGCTTCCTCCTGACTGTTTTCGTTTTCCTCAATGACAATGCGAAGATCATTGCCACGGGTGCCGGGGTATTTGGCCGTTGCATAGGTACAAGCGGCCTTGGTGCCGGAAGCGTTCAGGCGGAAGAAGTGAACCGTTTGGGCGTGCTTGAAAATCTCACGCATGGGCTTCAGTTCATCCGCCGTGTACGCATAGCCGAAAATCTTTTGGGAATCCTTTTGGAAATCCCCAAGTTCAACGGTGATAACCTCACCTTCAGGCCCCCAATTCATTTCAAGGGGGATGGTCGCAATACCACGATCAGAGAGGGTGGCGCTTGCATTCGCAACCGAAATGAAGTTGATATATGCACCGGGCAGAATCTTGTTCTGCGTCAAAAAAGTGCCGCCGCCAAGGGCCATATCAATTCACCTTGCCTTTCTTGAAAAAGTTTTGAAGCAAGCTGTCCACCTGCTCCATCGTGTATTCCTTTCCATCTTCCAGCAAAACGGACAGAAGATCACGCCGCTTGGCGTATCGCTGGAAGGTCAGGATATTTCTTTTGGTGAAAACCGGGACATTGGAAACAGGCGGGGCCGCTTCCGCTGTCTTGGGCTTTCTGGTTTTGGTCGTAGGCATTTTTAATCCCCTCCAATGGTTCCAACCTCGGTTTCCAAGGTTTCCATATAGGTTTCTTCAGCGGGGCGGATCATGGGCAAGTTATAGTTCACAAAGAAATGAAGTACATTGTCCACAATCTCATAATTCACGCTGGTTCCATGAAGAAGATCACCGCTGGGAAGCGTGATGAAGTCCAAGGCTTCCATCATCGTTTCCGCAACGGTGAACATCTCCGCATTATTGCGGGGGTTGGTCGGAAAATACTGAATGTCAAATGGGTTCCTCTTGATAAAGCGCCGCCCAAGCATGGGCGTGATTTCCGGTTGTAAAACGGCAATCAAAAAACAGGGTTCTTTCAAACCCTGTTCCACATCATTCTGATAGATTTCATACCCATCCCCAAAGGCGGCGTTCAGTGCCATTGAAATTCCTTTGATAATCTCATTAAGCATCGAAACACCCCTTCAGGAACAAATACAACTTCTTTTCCAGAATTTTAGGCGCTTGCTGTTCCAGTTCTTGTGTGGAAATGGTCAGCATATAGCGCCCCTTTACCCAATTTTTCTTCAGCACCATCCCGCCTTCCGCATCGGGATCATAAACAAAGCGGTCACTTTCCCAATAACCGGGGATGAACCGCCCCGGCTGTTGCCGGTGGCCGTATTCAACATAGGACGCATACTGAAGGTTATTCAGCACAACAACTGTGTAATGGGTTCCCCTGTGGCCCACAGGCATTACCGCCCACGCATCCCGCAAGGTGCCATATACAACAGGTGTCCGCTTCACAACCTTGTTCAGCAACCGTCCCGCAAGCTCTTTGGCCGCTTTCTGGTAGAACTTATCCAAGTCAGCGCCCATCAGCTTTTCCATATTCTTGTTCAGCCGTTCCAGTTGCTTGAAATCGCATTTACCCCACTTTGCCATCAAGCATACCCCTTGAAAGGTTCAAGCTGGATTTCTTGGTGGTTGGTGAAAACCCCGGCTTCACCACTTTTAGAATAGGTGAACTTCCGTTCAAGGTCGTTGAACCGTGTCACCACGATTTTACAACCAGCGGGGATTTCCACATCAGGGGAAAGGAACAGCTTCACAGTTTGGGTGATTGCGGCCACGGGATCACCAGAACTTGAAGTTAAAGTTTCAAAAGACAGTTTACAGGGCTGATCTTGAAGAAGCGGCTTTTCTTCAAAGTCAGTCAGGTGTGTGGTTGGATCGGTGACTTTCTCTTTTACGAAAATAGAACACCGATCCTTCCACAACCGTTCAAGGGCTTTTCTGTGGGCGTTTACCATACAAACTTCCTGAATCGGTAAAGTTCACGGCTCCGCCCATTGGTCAGGTAGTCAATCAGACTGTTCAACCGCTGTTCAGGGGTCAAATTCCCATCCCCAATGGCAAAAACCGTGTTGGTATCGCCTTCCTGAATTTGCTTGATTGCCGCTTCAAGGTCAAACCCTTCCAACTGCCCGGAAACCTTCTTCATGTTCAGGTATTCGCCAACCGCCATATAGACGGCCACACTCACCAACCCTTCAGGCATATCCTTTCGGTTGGTTTTGTTTTGAACCCTGTATTGAACATTGCTGATCACAATATCCAACAGGGGATCTTCAGCGGCCCCCGTTACGCCAAGGGCCGTAAGCATTGCAATAACCTGTTCACGCAACGGGAATCACCGCCATTCCATCAGCCCAAAGACTGAATCCGGGCAATGGGAATGGCCTTGTGGTTGATATAGGTGCGCTGGGAAGCAGTGCTTTCCCCGCTGTGAACCAGCGTCCAGTTCTGCCCATTCTCCAAGTCCGTGTCCGTGGGGGACAGCTTGGTCTGACTTTTCTTCTCATAGCTGATACCATAGGGGCTGAACACCTTGCGCTGACGCATATACAGGGTATCAACACCGCCGTTGGTCTTGGGGTCACGGGCCATTTCATAAGGAACCTTGGCCCCAATATCTTCATAGGAGATAGCACCGTTGCCCATGATGAAGGTGGTGTACTGCGTAGCGGGAACCACATACATATCAGCGGCAAGGGTACGGGTGCCAAAGTAGGGGGTTGCCTTGGCAAGATCAATTTCAGAAGCACCGGAAGCACCGGAAGCCTTGATCACCAAAGCGCCGGGGGTGTCCGCTTCAGCATCGGCATAGCCGGTCACGGCGGGAAGATCATCGTCCACAACCACAGTGCGGCCATTCCAAGTGGCAAGGGTCAAATCCTTCTGAATGCCGTCCCCGTCCGTCTGTTTCATGAACTCCAACAGCTTCATGTTTTCAAGGTTGGTGGCAACATCACTGTGCATGAACACCAAAGAAAACTTCTGCTTATTGGCTCCACAAGCCTTGTTCACAGCGGAATTCAGGGTGGTGGCATCCATCTTGCCATAAATGGTGGTGCTATGCTTCTCCACAAATTCCTTGTTCTTGGTGTCCGTGGTGGGCATAGCAAAAACACCCTTCAGCATGGACAGAATGGTTTTCTGATCCAAGGTGTCCTTGTACTCGGCAACTTGGGCGGAAACATTACCCATGAAGTCAACCCCACCGGTAATGTCATAGCTGAAATCCTTTTCAGTCCACGCCTTGGCCCTACCGATCACCACCATACCCTGTTCAAAGGTCTTGGTGGAAGTGGCGGTAATATCGGTTTCACCATCATAGTTCACCGCATCCCCATCCAACAGGCCACGCATGGCAAGACGGGCGTAAGCGGTGCCGTTCTGACTGGTGAACACCGCCCGAATATCGGGGTTCCCGGCCAGCGCACGGGATTTCTTCAAAGCATTCAAGGTCAGGTTGGGAATACGGCCAACCATATACTTGAAGGCTTCAGGGTTGAAAGACTTTGCATCAAACTTGCTGTTAGCCATTGTTCAAACTTCCTTTCTTTGTGTAGATCAAGGGGTGGATTATTCCAAAGTGGTGTCCGGGTTGTCCTCCAAATACTTGCAAAGTTCGTCATAGGACATTTTGGAAAGATCATCCCCGGTGGGCTGATTGTGGGGATCACTCTTTTCAGCGGCCTTGGCCCCCTTGAATTTGGCCTTGCCGGTGTTGTCGAAAAGAAAAGCGGTATCCTCACCCTTTACCAGCTTCCCAATTTCATCATCAAGCCCTTTCACCGTGCCATCATCGGCCAATTCCGCTTTGGTCAGGAAATCGGCCAACAGCGCCTTCACCGCAACATGGTTCTTGGCCTTGGCGGTGGAAAGGGCCAAATCAACGGCATTGCCGATCTTCAGGGCTTTGATTTCATTGGCGTGGTCTTTGTCTTTCTGCTTGTTGGCTTCCTGAAGGGCGGTGATTTGGTTCTGAAGTTCCGTGTTATCACCAGCGGATTTCTTCAGGGTGTCAATCTGCCCATCCCGTTCAGAAACTTGGGCTTTCAGGGCTTTGTTTTCCTCGTTCACTTCATTGAAGCGGGCCTTGGTCACAAAAGAACCGTTCAGCCCTTCCATAACCTTGTTGGCCTGTTCCTCGGTCAAGCCCCATTCCATCAGCTTTTCTTTCGTCATAGTGTGATACCTCCATAAAATCCTTTTTTACCGTGGGTCAGGAACCACGATTTCCCCCGGTTCTGTTTACCGCCCACCACCGGGGAAATGGCGAAAGGGTATGAAAAAACCACCCACCGGCCAAAGCCGGGGGTGGCTCATTCAACAATATTGTTTTGTTCGTTCTCTTTCAGGCGCTTCATGTAGGCTTCAAATTCTTCCACCACTTCAGGGGGTGCGCCTTCCTTCAGGTGCCAGTTATCAACTTCTGGCACAAACCATTCACTTGTGAAAAAATCAGGCATCGGCATTGGTTTTCATCCCCTTCATCAAATCCAAAAGCTGTTTGCCGAATTCTTCAGCAACCGGGCGGGGGCTTTCGCTGTCCATCCATTCACAGAAGCATTCAGCAAACCATTCTTGGGCATCTTGGGTGGCGTAACCGCTCACCGCCGTTTTGGTGTCGGAAACCTTCAACCCACAAGCCTTCATAACTTTGGGGCGAAGATAAGCGGAAACCTTCTTGGGCCGCCATCCATTCAATCCGGCCAACTGCTGGATCACAGAAAGGTAATCATCCACAGCATGGCCCAATTCATGGGTGACAATGGAACCGAAGGTGGTTCCTGCTGGGTGGAATCCATGTTCCAAGTCCCTTGCGTAAAGTTTGGTCAACCGCTCCACATCGGAAAAATAAGAAGTGTTCACGGAAATTCCACCACGGCCCAACCCATAAGAACATTGGGCATAGGTGCCAGCTTGCAATTTCATAGCATTGATAGAATTCAGTTGGCCCCGCAATTCAGGAAGGCGGTTGAACACATTTTCATGGGCTTTGAAAATGGCCTTGGCGGTTTCAAGATCACAGCCTTGCAAAGAAAGAAGCTGATTTCCGTCAAAAGGTTTCCCATTGGGAAGGGTAGTTTGATAAAACCACCCTTGTTCCTTCATCAAGGCTTCCACTTCATCAACAGTGGTGCAATCGTCCACGGTTTTCTTCATTATAGCGCCTGCGGTGGCAACCGTCAAACCGTCCTTCACGCCATCCACAAAAGCCTTCTTCCATTGGCTGAAGGTCATGTTGGCCGGGACATAGTACACTTTCCCATCAGCGGTGCGGGCGGCTCTTTCACCGTCCATATCCTCATAATGGGGGCAAGTGGTTCCCCGGCAATTTGGGTGGAAGGGCGGAACTGTCACCCCCGGTTCATATTGGGAAAGGGGAACCACCGTCCCATCAAGGGGTTGACACACGGCACAGGTACGGGAATCCAGCGTTTCCACAATTTCAATCTGATCCACCCCCAAATCTTTATACATCTGAACTTTGGAAGTGGCGTTGAAATAGCTGGTTTCCGTATGAACCAAGCGCCTTGCCTTATAGCGGGAAGTTCCGAACTGTTTTTGAATGGCCGTGATAATCTTGGCCGGTGGATCACCCCGCAACATTCCCTGAATCAGTTCCTTGTTTACGGTGTCCACCAAATCCGCCTTGTTCGTCCAACAGCGATCCCGAAAAGTGCGCCCGTCAGTTGTCCAAGGCTTTGAAAGTAAAGTTTCAAGTTTCTTTTGGTTCAGGGCGGTGAAATCCCACCCAAGGCCAATGCCCTTTTGAACCTCGAAGGCTCCACGGGTGTACCCATTGGAAACCACATCTTTCAGAAGATCATCAATTCCATCCACCTGATTTCCAAACAGAAGTTCCATTTCCTGTTGGATTTGCAGTTGGATTGCTTCAAGGCGGCTGACATGGAAACGGGTTGAAGCGTTTTCCAGCTTCTTGATCCAATCTTCTGAAAGGTTGGCCCTTTGTGCGGCTTTCACATACTGTTCAGCCGTCCACTTGAATTCTTCAAGCTGTCCAGTGGTCAACATCTTCCGGGCTTCAGCCAAAGTCACCTTGTTATTGGTGGCAAAACGCTGATACCAGCTTTCAATATCCCGTTGAACAGATTGTTCAGCTTCCCGGTAAATATCTTCAAGTGTCTGAAGGTATTCATCCGCTTGTTTGTGGGCCGAATTTTCAAGAATGGCGAACCGGCCCCGCCAATAGTCAGCATTTTTCACGGGGTCACGCTCCCTTCTTGAATGATCAGGCACTATAACCACTCCGCAACTCATGCCCGTGCTAAAACCCATAACAACTATTTAGCGTTCCCAGATGGTGCCGGGTATGGGACTTGAACCCATACGCCAAAGGCGGCGGATTTTGAATCCGCTGTGTCTGCCATTCCACCAACCCGGCAAGTGGTAGCGTGTACGGGGGTCGAACCCACCGATCCCGGATTGAAAGCCCGGTGGCTTAACCTCTTGCCGAATGCGCCATGTGGCGGACAGAATGGGGTTTGAACCCATGCACCGGTTTCCCGGCCTACCGGTTTAGCAAACCGGCCCCTTTACCACTTGGGTATCTGTCCATATAAAGTACCGGGGAAAGGAATTGCACCTTTGACCGGGTAAGGAGGTGAACCCCGGCCCCGCCCCATTATTGCCCCGGCATAGGTAAGGCGGGGATTATTCATCCCCGCCTTCATTCCCATCAGGATCATCCTTTTGAACATTGCCAAAAGCCCCGGCGTATTCCTGCGCTTGGGCCATTGCTTCTTCCTTTTCTTTCTGAAGCCGTTCCAACTCCAAATCCACATCAGTTGTCCAAGGGTGCTGGGCCACAATGGTTTCATTAGACAAAATGCCAACGGACTTGGAACAGTTTTCAATGGCTTCACTTTCATTGATCAGCATATCCCGGTTGAAAACAATGGTGACTTCCTCACCGTCATAATCACCCCGGCCAGTGTTGGCAAAATCCTGATTGACAAACCAGATCAGATCATCAAAAGCCGCCTGAAACTCGGTTTCCATCCCGTTTGCGTCAAGGTCAATGTCAGAATACATGGATTGGATGTTCATTTGGTTGGGGTTGTTCCCCATCCGATCATCCTTGGCATTATACCCACGGGCATTTTCAATCAGCTTATCTTTGAACAACTTCAGAATAGAATTGAAGTTTTCCGAATTGATTTCAACGGTCAGGGTTTCAACCCCGCCATCATCCCGAACTTTGACGGCTCCATAAGTGGCAAGGTTACGCCGGAACTCCCCAAGGTTTTCACCATCATAGTTCTTCAAGATCAAAATGGTGTTCCGTGCGTCCTCTTGCATATTGTTTTCAAAGTCGGAAAGCATGGTGTTAATACCATCCTGAAGGGTTTTCACCCGGCGAATCAGGGGGATTTCCTGCTTGTTGTACTTGAACGGGATCAGGGGAATCCGCTCCCAATTCAATTCAACAGTTTCTTCCCCATCATCAATGCTGAAGTAGTTTTCATGCTCCCCCAACTGTTCATCCGGGGTCAGGGTGGTTCCATCGTACACATAACGCCAAATGCCATCATGCTTGAAGATTTCCACCCGCTCCACAATTTCCTTGGTAAGCCCGTTCCAAACCTCTTGGGGGTAAAGCCGGATTGCACAATCAAGGATTGTGTGATCATCGTCAGTCCAAAACGGAAGAATTTCTTGGGCGGGAAAATGTTTGAAGGCAAGTTTCCCATCATCCCCATAGTAGGGGAACAACCAGCCGATCCCGCCTTTCAGGGCATCTTCACAGACATACTTCAGAAGGCGGTTGAACCGCTTATCAAAAACCTTGGTCAGTAAATCGGCATAGGTTTTGTTTTTACAGGTCACGGTGAAGGGCTTGCCCACAAGGTAGTTGGTTTTCTGATCCACCATCAGGGCAAATTGGTTGTCAATCAGCCTGTTATTGGGAAGGTTATCAACTTCCTGAAGTTTGCCATCCTCACCAATAATGGTGCGCTTCCGCTGAAGAATATCATGGTAGCCTTCATAATAGGCATCCCCGATAATCTGTTCCTTCCGTTTCCGGCTCCGCTTCCATTCATCAATTTCAGCGGCGAAAAACTGAAGTTCAGTCATTCCGGTATATCCGCCCATCACAATCAGGCGATTGATCCGGGCCATTTCAGTTTCAACAAGCATGGGCATATTCAATCACCTTCCTTCCGTGGGGGGGGGCTTGAAATCCAATGGGCCGCTGTTTGGTCTTTTCCAAAGTCAGCGTTTGGTTTGAAAGTTCCACTTCAATCTTCAAAGACTGATAGGGAAGCCGATCCGCCCATTGTTCAATCTTGTTCAGAATGTATTGCTGTTCAAACATGAGCGGTTCCTTCCTTATTACCCAATAAAGACAAAACCCCCGAAAACACAGCGTTTTCAGGGCGATTTGTTACTATCGTGTTATTACTCGAAGCTAAAGGCGGGGCCAACCAGCATATCTTCCAGCGCATAACGCATAGCGTCCATCAGGTGGTTGAAATCATCAATGGGCCGGTTGATCTTGGCCCCGAATTTATCTTCATCCCATGTGTAGTTACTGATTTCAGTCAAGAAGTTCACACAGCGGGGGTGAATGATGATTTTATAATCCTGAATGTACTGAATGCCATTGTTTACGCTGTCTTTGCCCTTCCGGGCGGCTCTGATACGATGAAGGCCAGCTTCCCGCAATTCGTCAATGCTCTTGGGTTCTGCACAATCGGCCTTGATCCGCTCTTTGGCATAGCCCATCACCGTGATCCGGTCACTGATTGCCCGGTTGGTCAGGGCTTTTTCATATAGTTCATCGAAAACCCAAATGGTCTTTTCTTCTTTGCTCACCAGCCCACAGAACAGGGCCGTGGGGTCATTGGTATAGCCGAAGTCAAGCCCAAAGGCCGATTTTACACCCTTCCGGGCGCTGATTTCAGCCGGATTGAAGGCTTCTTCTGTCCAGTTCTCATAAATCAGGCCATCCACAATGCCCCAACCACCCAAGCCGGCCACTTTATAGCGCCGGGGGTTGTTCTGCTTCATGGTTTCAAAAACCTTCAGATCGGCTTCATCCAACCATTCATTACACAGGTAATTGGTGGTGGTGGCGTAAATCTGCCCATCCGGGGAAGTCCAGCTATCATGGAAACGGTATGTGGGGTTCCCTTGGGCATCCTTGCCGGTAATCTCTCCAAAGAACCGCTTTCTGATCCAGTGTTTTTCATTCCACGGGTTGAAGGTCAGGGTGATTTGCTTGAACAGGCCGGTTTCTTCCGGGATAGCACCACGAATGCTTTCATCCAGCATATTGAAATCATCTTCATTGGTGATTTCATAGGCTTCTTCAATCCAGCACCAACACAAATACCCAATTTCAACCGTGATAGAAGTCACCTTCAAGGGATCATCAAGGCCCCGGAAGTAAATCTTCTGACCGGTTGGAATATAGGTCATTTCAAGGGGGCTTTCCTTGACTTCCCAATAAGCCTGAACCCCAAGCCTGTTGATTGCCCACTTCAATTCCGTGAAACAGCTATCCTTCAAGGTTCTGAACACTTTGCGAACCACAAGGGTATTGGCTTCCGGGTATTCCATCATTCGC